GTGTTGAGTATAGGTTGGAGAAATGGGACGAGGAAAACAATTATTATAAAAACGACCCTTTACCAAAAAATAAAAAACAAATGATAAACCGTTTTAAACATCAGTTATTGCCTGAAGAGATACAAATCCTTGAAGACCTTTGGCAAGAGTTTAGACAAACAGTCCCAAAGATAAACAAAGGAAAATTCTTAAAGAAGGTTATCAAACCAGTTGAAAAGGTAGTTGTTATAAATACACAACCTGTTGAAACCTTCACCGAGTTGTTTAAAGAGGTTGTAGGGGAGATAGTCCAAGCACCCAACTCATACATACTCAAACGCACATCAAATCTTTTCCACATTGAGTTTAAAGATGCAATTAAGATTAGAAGAGGATTGTTCTCTCGCTACTCAGGAAATTTGGATTATGAACCCAAATACACTGGCAAATGCTACCACACAATATACATTTCAAAATACCACAAAAAAATCGCATTAACAAATAAGATTGGAATGCTTAACCACCCAAGTTATGAAGAGGTTAAAGATGAAGAGGATATCGTAAAACATTATTTCAGTGGATACGCTG